TCGGCTCTTGCTAATCCAACAGGTGATCAGTTGGCGGCCCTGAAAAAGATTGATGCGGACTTCAAAGTTCAGATGAAGTCGTTGGACATTGATCTGGAAAAGATATCGGAAGAGGACCGTGATTCAGCCCGCCAGATGCAGATCGCTACCCGTGACTGGATTCCCCGTGTATTGGCGGTAGGCGTCACGCTGGGCTTCTTCGGCATCATTGCGTACATTCTGCACTTCGGTCTGCCCGCCACTGGTGGTGAGGCTCTTCTAATGCTTATCGGCACTCTTGGTACGGCGTGGACCAGCGTCATGGGCTTTTATTTTGGTTCGTCCGCTGGCTCTAAACAGAAGACGGATGCTCTTACTGCTTCTTTGGGAAATAAACAGTGAAAGATAATTTTGATCAATGTTTAGCCTTAGTCTTGAAGGAAGAAGGCGGTTATGTTAATGATCCCCGCGATCCGGGGGGTCGAACGAACCACGGCGTTACTCAAAAAGTATGGGAAGATTGGGTCGGTCATCCGGTGACGGAAGACGACATGAAAAATCTTTCTGTTCAAGATGTCGCTCCCCTGTACAAAAAGAATTACTGGGATAAGATAAATGGCGACTCACTTCCTCTTGGCATTGACTATGCCACTTTTGATATGGCTGTTAATAGTGGGGTAACCCGTGCAGCAAAAACCCTTCAGCAGGTATGCGGTGTGGGTCAAGACGGACAAGTCGGACCCGCCACAATTGCGGCTGCTGAAGAGGCAAACAGCCGTGAAGCTGCAACAAGAATTTGCGAAGCACGGTTGGCTTTTCTCCAAGGATTACCCACTTGGCCCACTTTCGGAAAAGGATGGGGTGGACGTGTCTCAAGGGTTGAAAACTTAGCATTTAGAATGGTAGAATAGAGGCGGCGCGGTTATTTCCTTCCCGCGCCACCTCCCTGACTTGGGGCCGATCAGTTTCGGGGCTGGTCGGCCTCCTTTTCATTACTGATCGTAATAATGTATTTACAACTTTGAACTACGGGAAGATTGGTCCCGTTGTTCTTGTAAATCCTCTCACTATCGATCCATTGCAACTCCTTCAGACCTTTTAAAGCACGAATCACCACCGCCCGATTCATGGCGGTTGCTTCTGCTATATCTTCAAGTGTAGCTACAAATTCCTTTGGGCCGTAATGATCCAAGATCCGGAGCATCAAAAGTTGCTCCCGCATCCGCGCATTACTGGTCCAAATGACCGTCTGGATCATTTCATTAATTGTCAATGGGCTTGCTCCTTGCCCGCTTCAAGAAGGTGCTTTAGATAATCCTGAGTGATCCCTTTAACTTTCTTAAAGGTCATGTCCAAGGTGTTGTCATCAAGGACTTCACGGTTCATCATGCAGACGATAAGCATCAGAGCAATGGAATGAATGATGATTGCATCCGACATGCTGTCTGTGACTTTGTTGTCCTTAACCATGTCAACCGTGGATTCGTTAATGAAGTAAGATAACTTATCCGCCAGTGGGAAAGCGTGGTCGTAGATGTTTTCCAACGGGCTTTCTTTTTCGTCTGCGTTAAAGCCTTCCGGTAAAATTAAAGCCATTAGTAAACTCCATCTGCATCAAGTGGGAAATTTTTATATCTGCCTACAAACTCATGTGCTTCACTTAGCGTATCAAAATCAGCGATATCGCTATATAAGATTGTTCTTGAATACAACCCAAGTTTGTTCCAACGCCTTACTTTAAATATAATCTTTCGATCCTTCTTATTGTCATTATCATCATAAGATTGTTCTTGGTCGACATCGATGATCCAAGTAGGTTTGGAACTAAACAGTTTTACAAGGGTTTTAATAAAGTCCATTTTTAATCTCTCCTAACTACAGTTCCATCTAATTTACGTTTGAATGGGGACTTTTTACCAAAAGGTAGCGGTGTCCCAGATACCTTAGCTCCAATGTGACGTGCTTCGCGCCGTTTAGCCTTTGCAATTTTACCCACGTCATCAGTCGTTTTTGTTCTATGGCATTTGATATGGGCCAATTCCCAGTTAGCCTCAATATCTTCCCCGCCCATCGCAAGAGGAATTCTATGCTCCAACTCCCAAGCCTCTCCAACATTTATCTTACCTCCACATATGTGACATAACCCGCCCCTTGTTTGAAATAGGGCCACCCGTTTCTTCGTCGATATTGACGCTCTCTTTACCACGGCCTTTGATGCTCTCTGCCATGATGCTCTGTACACAACCATTGAACTTCTAATGGTTTTGTATAATCGTTATGATGCGCTTGAACTTTTTGTTTTCCGCATATTTCACACGGCTTTCTTGTTAATTTTCCAGAACGCAATGCCGACCAAACCATAATATGAGCCTTTCTTTTTTCAGGATTTCTTTTAATCCAATTAAGTTTACTTTCTGTAACTTTTTCTGGGTTTTTTAACGCCCAATTTTTTAAACTTAATTGATTTTTTAATTTTCTTTCCGAATTGGTATGATACCTTCGTCTGTCATATTCCCTGACGTGAGGTTTTTTACTCCGTTCACGTGCATATAATTTTACGCATTCAATGCATTTGTTAAGATAGCCATCTTTCATTCTTTCTTTTTTATAAAAATGAAGATGCAAATCTTTAGTTTCATTGCACCATTTACACGTTTTCTTTAATTCCATTTTATCCCCCGCAAATCAGATTCTTTGCAGAGGATAGTTAAAATGGATTTAGTCGTCAACCCTCACCAAGGTAAATCTGAATCTAATGCGTTTTTAACGGAGGACGTTGGCTTAGGGGCAGGACGTGGCGCGTTAGAGAATGAACTCTTTGCCTCTGGCGGCTTCACTTCATCACCCATCCGTCCAGATATGAATGTATTGCCGTTTTTGGAAGTTTTGTTCCATAACGCAATCTCATAATCCTTGCCTTCAATATGGATTGAACCCCGCCAATCAGGCTGAGTGTCTTTAGTTTTACGGTCATTGGCGAACAATGTTACGTCGCCATGCTTCTTTTCCCATGCCATTTAATTACTCCATGCATCTACAATGTTGAAACCAAGCATCTTCTCCACCTCATGCAGAAGTTCATACTGGTTTATTTCTGGTATCACTTCTTCCGAAATTACATCCAAGGCGTTCTCAAAGAATTTACGGAACTCTTCCTGATCCATAGCATTAAAACTAATGGACTTCGCAACCCACCAAACTTTATCGTCATGGAACCTTACCTCTTCCACATACCCAAGGCGTATCTTCAACCAAAGTAGTAGTTGCTCCGGCCTACGATATGTATCGTGGTTCTCACAAATCTTCTGGATCAGCGCCCAGAAGAACCTATGTTGCTTGCTACTACGGGGGCGGCTTATCGTAACGGATAAGTCTTTCCCCGTAGGGAACTCCAACAAAGCACCTTCGTCCGCTAAGGAGCAAGGTTCCAATTTGCTCCCATTACGGCGGACATAAATGACTTCAGCCATTGCCTTTCAGTTCGTCCCTGCGTGACTTGTAATAGTCTTGCAATTCCTTGCGATGTGTAGGGAGAAGCATTGCGATCTTATCTTTGTTCTCCGTAGCCCAGTCAGATAATTGTTGACCGTCTTCGCACATTTCCATAGCACCTTTGATGACGCCCATTAACTTTTCACTGTCCGCTGGGGTAAGGCCGGGTTCCATTTGTTTTGGCGCTACCTTGCCCTTTACGGGAGTTGTTTCAGCCGCCTGAGCAGCGTTACCGTCATCATCGTCTTCACCCGCGACACCTACCAAGCCAAACAGGGCATAACGGCGGGCGTAGGTCATTGCGGAACCCATTTCTTGTGGACGTCCAAAACCACCAACTGGATAATCTGACTCAAGCCATTGTCCACTTTTATGAACGATACGGGTGTTAAGGATTATTGTACTATCCACTACGGACGTGCCTTGGATGAACGCTAACCCATGCTTTGCGTAGCATTCACGGATTGCATCCAGCCCGTCAGAAAGGTCCACATAGCGGGATTTAAAGTGCGGGTTGATCTTGTTCTTAGGCGGGTTCTTCAACGCGCCCTGAGCGGATGCTAAGGCCGTTGACAGGGCATCAATTTCTAAACTGGTCTTCATAGTTTTTCCTTTCAATTTGCTTTTTTACGATTTTCATTATGTGTATGCACGGGCCAAAGGACGCCATACGCAGTACCATCTTCCATCTTAACTTGGTTCACGGAGTCAGGGTCTTTAAGTTGTTTCGCAAAGACTGGTAGTAATTCTATCAATCTGTCCTTAACAAACTCACCATCATTCGTGGTTACCAAAGGATGGACTTCAATGGAAAATCCATCCTCAAACATATAAACCGTCAATATCTCTACTCTTCTCTCCATTTCAATCCCCCTTCAATCTAAGTGCGCCGCGTTTATCGCGTTTGATGCTGACGCCATACCCATATGCTTCCGCCATATCCTCATCCATGAGTCCCTTTAGACCAGAGGCGGCTTCGTCATATAGTTTTTTACCAACTGAGTTTAGTTGCAACTGATTCGCAAAATTTGCCCACGCATTGTTACCCGTCATATCAACGCGGCGCACCGCATCCACCGGAGGCCGCACCGTTATCGTAACTGGCGGTGTGCCACTTTTGACACATTCCCAGAAACGTTGTTCCGCCCCTATGAGGATGTCCGCATAAATCGCATCCAAATTTATGTCGTACTTGTCCCATTTATGGTTGCCGTAAAACACAGAAAGGACAGCCTTCTCTACCCCGCACACAAGCATATTGTGTGTTAATTGGGGATAGTAGCGGTCCATAATCTCATCGTCCTTAGCGAACGCAGAGACGTGTTTAGCTTCGAAAACAGTGAGGCCGTCATCTGTGAGTCCATCAAGGGTGCATCCCATGAAAGAGTGAGATACACTAACTTTTTGAACGCCGTTATCCGTAACATGACGACCCGTCTGTTTTGTAAACCACTGTATGTTAAAAGGTTCTGTAAAAACCCCCATTTGTACTGGAAGTGAGTCGGACAGATCATCATCTTCCTCTTGCCCCGTTTTAATTTTCCAAAGTTTCAGGAGACGCTCTTCGTCGCCGCCCATGATTGTATTAGCATCAGAGCCGCCCAATAGTTTGGAGCGGAACTCTTTCTGTTCCTTCGTAAGTGCCATGTTTTTGATTCCCGTTGTTAGTAAATGATAGATGTCACTGATTCGATAAATTGTCAACTACTGAATTATAATTCTATAAACTCTCCCCATCCCATGTCGCAAAAATATACATCTTCGCTATCGCCGCGTTCAGAGTCTTTAATGTGCCGGATAGTCCAATGCTCCATCGTGTCAGTCTTTACGACGAAAGCATGAGTTCTATTCCTGTTAACAATAAAATACGCAAAGGCGGGGATACGATGTGCTTTTACGACTTCATTGATAATCACCGTTCTGTAAGGGTAATCCTTTGCGGATGTAAATTTCGTTTTGGTTCCCTTAACTTCTATGATGTATTCTTTACCATTAGCGGTATGACAAATAATGTCACCCTTATCGATGTAATCCGTTGACTTAGATATATTCGGAGCCAATTCCATCGAAGGAATGGTTACACGTAACTTTCTTTCCCGCCCAAGGAACTTCGCTACTTTCTCCACCGCCTTATGTGACTCAGCGAATCGGCGCGTAAAGACGGACCATTCCTTCTCACTCTGTCTCATGCGGCGCGGCTTTTGGATGGAACTGTATAAATCTTAAAATGATACGGACACCATGATTTACCCGTAACAACTGGATGGCCGCAGTATGGTGTTTCCATATTTTTAATCGGCCCAACAATCGCCTTGCATTCAAAGTATCGCAAATCTTCCAATGTTTTATACAGTGGGGTAAAATTCTCATCCTTATGTGTCTCAAGAACTTTTATGGGCGGTAAGCGAACTCTCTTTGGTTTGTTAATATTGTAATTAATTTGTTTTTTCTTTTCCCGCTCCTTGTTAGAAAGAGGGAGATATGGCTTTTCTTTTTGAATGGTTCTTTGCAGTAATTTGATCCCCCGCCTGTGGCATATACCAATGACGGAGTTTTTGTTACGGCCAATTAACTCAAGCGCAATATTCTTTGCGGTAAAACCTTTGGATGCTAAATCCGAAACAAGTTTAAGTTCTTCCCAAGTCCAAGGTTTTGAAGTTTCAACCATTTTAAATTTCCCCGTTGTTGATGCTTGACAGTTAAACATCTGGTTGATAAGTTGTCAACATAGATTGGAGAAAAATAATGGTTCATATGGTTGCACAACGGGTAATCAAGAAACTTGGCGGACCCCGCCGTGTTGCTGATATGCTGGCGATGTCTACACAAGCTATTTACAAATGGACGTGGCCCACTGAGAAAGGCGGGACAGGTGGATTTATTCCTACCCGCCGCCAGATTGAGTTGATGGTTGCTGCAAAGCAACGTGGGATTATATTGACGAAGGATGACTTCTTCCCAAAGGACGCTGATGATGCCCCCGAAGTTTAAAGTATCGCCGAAAGCCGACCGGACATTTGATGGGATCACTTTTGATAGCAAGGGTGAGGCGAAGCGATATTTGGAATTAAAGTTGGCGGAAAAGGCTGGCGCGATTAAAGATTTGCAGTTGCAGTACGGTTTTGACGTTTACATTGAGGATAAGAAATATTGTACATACACTTGCGATTTTTCGTACATAGATACGAAAACTGGTGATTGTATCTACGAAGACGTGAAATCCACTGGGACCGCCAAGGATGCGGCATATCGTCTCAGAAAGAAGGCCGCTGAACTTTATCATGGGGTCAAAATCACGGAACACCTTATTGGGTGGAATCCGAAGTTGACCAAAAAGAAGAAGCGGGTTAAAAGAATAAGCAGCCCCGACGACTAATCGGGACTGCTTGAATGGGTGACGGGACGGCAATCCCTAATCCTTAAACTTGGTAGCTGCGGAAGTTCAGGACTAATCTCCATATAGTCCAAAGACGACCGCCTTACAATAGGTAGTATGTCGTCATGTCTCACATCGCATCATATTGGGCCATCAACCAAACGGGCATTTCGTCTATGGCGAAACTTGTCCTTATGGTGCTTGCGGATTATCACAACTCCGAATCGGGCGGGTGTTTCCCGTCTAAGGCCGCCTTGGCTGAAAGATGCTGCTGCACTGAGCGAACGATAGTCAACGCGACTAATGAATTGGAAGAGGCTGGTTTAATTACATGTGTTAGCCGTCAAGATGTAAAGGGCCGCCAGAGAAGTAATCAGTACATCTTAAATGTGCAAATCAGTGAAGGTAGGGGTGAATATAATTCACGGGGGAGGGTGAACGAAACGACCCCCCTTGAACAAGTAATATATAACCAAGATACATCTCCTTCGGAGATGGAAGACCCACTGATTAGCATTTTTGATGTCCCTGAAGAGCCGCCAGTAGAAAATTCCAAGGCGTTCTGGGATCAGGCGGTGGGAATGCTTACATCGTTGGGCGTTGCGAAAGCCACCGTAAACTCATTTATTGGTCGATGCCTCAAGATGGCGGGGCAAGATCAAGAGAAGGTAATGGACGCAATACAGGCGGCTGTAGATCAAAGGCCGACTGATGCGATCCCGTACATTGTCGCTATTTTGGGCGGCAAAAAAGATAGGAAAACTAAAAAACAGAAGGAGATAGCTGATGCATTCGCAGAACTTGAAGCGGCAAGCGAAAGAAGAAAGGCGCAATGGGCCGCTGAGTTTGGAGAGAACTACACCGGAGAGGGCGGTAGCGAAGATATACAACTGTTACAACCTGAACCACATCCCAAACCCATCGTTGTTGTTGGAAAACGCAGCAAAGGCGTTGGAGCGATACCCCGCAGAGGTGCTGCACCGATTAGCAGACCCCGCAGAGGGCATCTTAACGAAAGCCAAGTTTCCGCCGACCATTTCTGAACTGGTGGCGGAAGCTGAGAGTTACATTAAACAAACAAGCAGAAATTTTGTGTGAAAGGAAAAGAAAATGGATACGACGAAGCAGAAGACCCACGGCAACTATCGCGACACCGCCAACATTAGCCAAACATTAAAGGGCGTCATGGCGACGGGTAAAAATTGGGATGTGCTAAATAACATGCAACGGGAATCGTTAGAAATGATTGCGGTAAAAATAGCACGTATTTTATCGGGTGATCAAAACTTCCGTGATACGTGGGACGATATCGAAGGCTATGCTGAATTGGGCGGTGATAATAGTGGCATGAGTATGCCGCAGGTTAACCTTGATATTACAAAAGCGTTAGGGGGCGGCAATGATTGATTTTTTAAAAGTTAGCGATGAAGATTTAATTAAAGACACTTTGGTTAAACTTTCAGCAGAAGAACGTCAGGCTGCAATTGATGCAGGAATGACAATTGAGGAGTATGCGAAGGCGAAAGCCCTTCATATAATTCGTTTGCGGCAAGTTAAATTTGGATGGCAAACTATGGATACTGCCCCAAAGGATCGTATGATTTTACTTGGCGGCAGGGATGAGGAGGGAAATGAATGGGTAGACTCAGGATATTGGGAGACCCACGAAATATGGCCGGAAGAGTCGCGCCCATCGCCGGAGTGGGCGTGGGATGTATGGTTTGAACCTAAATGGTGGATGGAATTACCGGAGTTACCGAAATGATGGGAGAAACATGGACCAACAATGAAATCAGGGGGCTTTTGGAGCAATTACAAGCAGCAACAAAGGATATGGTTCCCCGCCGTCATTACATAAACGTTTTAAAGTCTTTGGCCGCCATTCAAATGACTGTAGAAAGGCTTAGGAGCGGGGTTCGTAACAAAGCTTTGTATGAAGAAGCATCATTGGTTTTGGATGTCCTTGAAGGCATTTTAAGCGAATCTGGGGCGGGTATAATTGGCGAAATGATGACAATTGAGGAGCGGACCAAATTAAATGCTGAGATGATGATGAGGAATTATAAATGGAGGAAAAAATGACTGACAACCCACACTATGTGACGCCTAAAGAAGCTGACATGAAAAGATGTGCCGTGAGGCCCAATCAATTTTATTGTGCTGGCCCCAATTGCATGGCTTGGCGGTGGGCACAAATGCTTGGTTGGCAAGAGGGCCGTGACGAACTTGTCACTTACAGCACAACCCATGGCTATTGCGGTATGGTGCGGTCATGAAATCTGTTTATCAATATTTCATGAAAGAGTTTTATGAGGACAAACCACAAGCAATTTTTGTCACTATAATTTTTATTGGAATTGTGGTTCCCGCAGCCGCTCTTGGAATTTTTATCTTATGGACAATGTTACTGGAACTTATTTCCGTAATTTTGTTTGGGTCAACTTTTTGATGGGAGGCGTGTTATGACTGAATGGCAACCAATAGAAACCTGCCCAAAAGATGAATGGGTATTAGTTTGTGAACCCGGATGTCATCTTATGGTTGCCAAATGGATTTATGCAGACCAATGGCAATATGCTCAAATTGATGCTCCTAAATTTTATTTAAGTTGCCGTCCTACCCATTGGATGCATCTGCCAGAATTACCGGAGCCACCGAAATGACTGATCTGAACCGTTTGGCTGATTTAATTTTGCCCGGCATTAGAAACGCACAACTTAAACTTGAAGAAGTGTCTAACTACTTGGGTGTAATGCCCTACAGTCTGCGTCATTATGATGGATGGCAACCGATAGAAACAGCGCCAAAAATTGATGAAAAAAGAATACTGGTTGTTTGGTTGGGTCATGTCCAAATCGCCAGTTGGAACGATGAAGTCAGTAAGTGGCAAGAGGATTGTTATGGCGACTTTACTGTTCACGATGACGAAGTAACCCATTGGATGCCATTACCTGAGGGGCCAAAATGATCCACTTTCTTGGCGGTATGCAGTCTGTCACAACGATTTATTTGGTGTGGTCACGTTACAAGACCGCCAGTATGCCTGATTGGGAATGGGTTAATGATTTGCCTGATGGCGTATCACAAGTGGCGCATTGGGTTATTAAAAGGATACCAAAATGAGACAGTGGATAGTCCGCCATGAGCGGGACGGCGACAACATTTGTGCGCTGTGGGAGAGCGACAACGGCGACAGGTGGTATGTGCAGGTTGTTATTAACGGGGAGGTGCAGTGGTGATCCATTATCATGGAGCCGACATCAATCCTATTCCAGCGTTGTATGAAATGGCAGGGCGACATTTTTGTGTGTCATTTTTATACCCTTCTCATGTAGCAAGGGTGCATTCTATTGGACAAAGCGTAATGTTGGACAATGGCGCGTTTACAGCATGGCGAAAGGGAACAAAAATAGATTGGAATAAATATTACGTTTGGGCTGACAAGTGGTTAGACTGTCCTACAACATGGGCAGTTATACCAGATGTTGTTGAAGGCGGGGCAAATGAGCAAGATGAATTGATAAAACAATGGCCTCATAGTCACAAAGGCGCACCAGTTTGGCATATGCATGAACCCATTGATAGATTGGTTAAGTTAACTGAATATTGGCCTAAAGTATGCGTTGGCTCATCAGCCGAATATAGCACCGTTCTCTCTGATTCTTGGTGTCATCGTATGGATGTGGCGTGGAATGCTATTTCACAAAAACATAAAAGATTGCCGTGGGTTCATATGTTGCGGGGAATGGCTTGTTCTGGCAAGCGTTGGCCTTTTGCAAGTGTTGATAGCACCGATATTGCACGGAACCATCACCTTCCCCATAAAAATCCAAAGGGTATGGCAGATAAATGGGACGGGCAACAATGCCCTTTTAATTGGACAATTCAACCCGAACAAATGGAGTTAATAGCATGAAATGGATTTTATTGGCGGCATATGCTGCGTGTGTGCCGCTTGCCAATTGGATGATTGGTAATGTTGGCGAATGTATTCCAAATGGCCCTTGTCTATTATCAATGGGGTTTGGTTTATCGGCTCCGTCAGGCGTTCTTGTTATTGGAGCGGTTTTAATGTTGCGTGATGCAATTCAAATGATTGCTGGATGGCGTTGGGGGCTAATTGCAATTGGTGTTGGTGCAGTTGTTTCATATTTGCTTGCTTCTCCATTTATTGTCTTGGCAAGCGTAACATCATTTTTTTTGTCGGAACTGGCAGACTTTGCCGTTTATACGCCATTGGCGCAGAAACGACTTACTATTGCATTGTTGGCATCTGGGGCAGTTGGAGCCGTAATTGACAGCGCAGCATTCCTTTTGATTGCTTTTGGTTCAATGGATTTTATTGGCGGTCAAATATTGGGTAAATTATATGCAGTTGTATTTGCTTCAATTGTTATACCTTTTATCCGT